GAGCTACACGCTCATAAATCAAACGATACGTACGAAGTCATGGCAACCGGCATGGGTGCTCGTGAGCAGCCGCTTCTATTCGCTATCACTACAGCCGGTTTTATTTTAGACGGTGTTTGCTATGAGCAACGCACTTTGGTCGCCAAGGTTTTATCTGGGCTTGAATCACATGACCGTTACTTTGGCATTATCTACACTATAGACGATGCTGATGATTGGCGTGACCCTAAGAGTTGGCGCAAAGCTAATCCAAACTACGGTGTTTCTGTTTATAAATCTGCGCTCGAAGCGGAGTACCAACGCGCCGCTGTTAGTCCTGATGCTCAAGCTGACTTCTTAACCAAGCATTTGTGCGTTTGGGTTGCCGCCCGTAGTGGTTGGCTTAACATGCAAGACTGGGATGACGCTGCTGATAAAACACTAATATCTGGTCTTTTCGATAAACACCCCTGCTTTGGTGGTCTCGATCTTGCGTCTAAAGTTGATTTGGCATCACGCGTAAAATTGTTTGTCAAAAAGATAGACGACATATCGCACTATTACTTTTTTGCAAACTTCTACATCAACCGGGCACAGCTCGACAATGCAAACAATCCAAACCAAAAACGTTTTATTGAATGGGAGCGCCAAGGCTGGCTCACAGTCACCGACGGTAACATTACTGACTTTGAAAAGATTGAACGCGATATCATTCACGACTCATCGAAATACGACATGCAGGAAACGGGTTACGATCCTTTTAATGCAACATACTTAGCCATGCGTCTGAATGAGCAAGGTCTCAATATGGTCGAAGTACCGCAGCGAGTTGCTTATCTAAGCGAGCCAATGAAACATCTACAGGCGCTCTTAACGTCAAAGCGCGTGCATCATGATGGCAATCCAATCTTACGATGGTGTATGGGCAACGTCACCATCAAAAAAGACGCCAACGATAATATATTCCCACGTAAAGAGTCGGACGCCAGCAAAATCGATGGCGCAGTCGCAGCAATCATCGCGACCAATCGCGCACAATACTATGATGAAACAGGCGATCTGCCTAGCCAAGACTTTGAGACACAGCTTGGCGACTACTTAAACGACTTTGTAAGCTTCAGGGGATAACATGGCAATCATTCAAACCGTCGCTTCATGGTTTGGTTACGCGCCGCGTGACCCCGTGGACGGCAAACAAACCGCTACTCGCACTATCACTAAAACTGCTAAGCCAGTCACTTTTGACAGTGCGATGACAGTCACCGCTGTCTTTGCGTCGATACGGCTACTCGCTGAAACTATCGCTAGTATGCCTATTGAGATGTACACGAAAGATGATAATGGGCTGTCAGACGCCAAAGCAAATCACGATCTAATCAAGCTGCTTAGATATAAACCCAACAAGCGCCAAAACCGCATTGAGTTTATGGAGCAACTGATGCTGAACCTAGTCAGCGACGGCAATGCTTATACTAGAATCACGCGTGTAGGCGATAAAAACTCTCGTATCATTAGCTTAGATATTATTAACTCATCGAATATGACTGTCATCTTGAAAAATGATGACGTTATCTACCGACAACAAATTACATCTGCTGTCACTCGTGATTTTAAAGAATCTGATATTTGGCACGTAAAGCTGTTTGGCAATGGTATTAAAGGGCTCTCTCCGCTGCAACATGCTGCCAAAGCTGTCGGCGTCGCAGATGCTTCTGATGATAAGATCACTTCGCTCATGAAAAATGGCGCCAAGCCAACTGGCGCGTTGATGACTAAAGGTAGCCCTACAGCTGAACAACGCCAAGCGCTACGTGATGAAATGGGAGAGTTGACTAGCGGCGATGAAACTTTTATGCCAGTGTTACCCCTCGACATGAAGTTTCAAGCAATCAGCTTGACGCCAAGCGATATTGAATTATTGGCCACACGTCGTTTTAGCTTAGAAGAGATCGCTCGTATGTTCGGCGTGCCTAGCATCTTGATTAATGACAGCACTCAGTCGACGAATTGGGGTAGTGGCATTGCTTCAATCATTGAAGCTTTTCACAAATTCAATTTGCGACCCTATCTTGAGCGGCTTGAATTATCGATGTTGACTTCTTTGGTTCCACGTAAAGATTGGGATAAATATCAGTTTGAGATTGATGCTGATGCCATCTTGCGCTCAAGTCGCAAAGAGCGTGTCGAGATGTACAACACCGAAATATCAACAGGTCAGCGAACACCGAACGAGATTCGCCGTGCTGAAGGCTGGAAAGAAAAAGAAGGCGGTGATGAGCTTTATCTACAACTTGGCTTCGCACCGCTTAGTGTAGTTGCTAAACAGCAAGTAAACCAAACAGAGGACACTAGCAATGAATAAACACTCACTGCAAATACTGCACGGTCGCGATGGCCGCAGTGAGCTGCTGCAATCTGTCAGCACCCGCCGTATTCCGGTCATCGATACTAAGATACGCTTTGCCGAACCTGACAAAGACGGCGCCGCTACTTATACATTTGAAGGCTATGCGGTTAAATGGGATAGCATCAATTTACATGGCGAGAAATTCGCCCGTGGTGCTTTTGCCGACATGATCAGTGCGGTCAACAATAGCGAAAAAACCGTGCATATGTATTACAACCACGGCTGGCGCAATATGTTTGATACCAACGCAGCCATGCGTGTTGGTCGATGGGTCGAGTTTGAAGAGGATGAGATTGGCTTACATGTCAAAGGGGAACTCACCCAAGGCTTACCGTTGGCTACCGCTGTTGCTGCAATGATGCGGCATCTTACTGTTGACGGCTTATCCATTTGCTTTTACAACCCAACTGAAATGGATTATGAAGAGCAAGATGGTCATGTGCTTATTAAGCGCGCTGATTTGTTTGAAATTAGCGTTGTTGACGAACCCAGCGACCGCAGTGCCCGCGTAAATCGCCAGTCCGAGACAATTAATAATTTAGCTGATGAGCGCGATGCTTGCGATATGCTCACTAAACTAGGTCTTGACCAAGCCGACGCACGGCACTTTATATCCAAACTCGACAGCATCATGGGCACCAGCGCTGATGATACTAGCAAAGATGAAGACCCCTTTGCATTTTTAGACAACTAAGCCATCTTTTTCAACACCACTCAAACCCTAAACAATGCTGCCATTTGGCAGCCATTTTTTTGCCCAAAGGAAAATATTATGCGTGATTTTAAAACTGCTACTGCAATCGCTGGTGCTATGTCTGGCATGGGTGTTATGACCCGTGATGCGGGTGGCACATCTAAAGATGAATATGAAAAGTTAGCTGGTCAGCTTAAAACTCGCTTGGCCACACTCGATGAGCTGATTGAAAAGAAGCAAAAACTGCTTGCTGAAAACAAAGATGACACTGAAACTCGCGACGCCATTAAAGAATTACAAGATAGCGTTAAAGACGTTGGTGAATTATCAGCGCGTTTTGAAGAGTTCGAGCAAACGATGGTACGCGGTGTCCAAGACGGTGAGCTTGACCCTAATAGCATCGGCGGTCTACTTTCACGCAATGAAGGCCTATCTCAAGAAATCAAAGCGATTAAACAGTCACGCGGTAAAGTACAAATCGATGATGTCTCAACCCGTAATACAGTAATGCTTGGCAGCATCAACACTTCGGGTAATATCAACGACGCTAAGATGGTTGCAGCGACCGAAGATACGCTGACTATCGTCAACATGATCAACTGGATACCGACCACCGTACCGCTTATCCCTTATGTGCGCGAAAGCGCTGTTGATTTTATGGCGGATATCGTCGCTGAAGGCGAACTGAAGCCTGAATCAACGCTTGAATTTGGTCCTGATTCATTAGAAATCGATGTTATCGCGCACTGGATACGTGTCAGTAACCAAGTACTAGCAGACGCACCCGCACTGGCAGCTTATATCGAAGGCCGCATGGCATATGGTTTGCGCTTGAAACTAGAATACTTGGTCATCAATGGCAACACAAAAAGCTTTAAAGGCTTGATGAAAACTGGTAACAGCTTGACTATCGTCGCCAATGACAACGCTATCGACACTATCAGTACTGCAAAAGCAAAAGCTTACGCTAACTTCTTGCCACCTGAGACGGTCATTCTAAACCCACAAGACTGGGCAGCCATCGAGCAGGTCAAAGGCGATGACGGTCATTATATCTTTGGTTCACCAGGCTCTGCGGTACAGCCGATTCTTTGGGGGCTCAAAGTTATGCAGTCACCTGCAATGCCAGCTGGGAAGTTTTGGTCAGGCAATATCACGATGGCAACTGAAGGCTATATTCGCCAAGATGCGACTGTTGAGCTGTCTACTGAAGATGGTGACAACTTCCGCAAAAACTTGGTGACTATTCGTGCTGAGATGCGTGCAGCATTTGGTGTAGTCATGCCTGACGCCGCTGTGACTGGTGACCTAGTCAATGCTGGTCCAGCAGAAGGCTAATAAATATCAGTTGACCCACTTTTCCTAGCCGCTGGTAGTACGTCTGCCAGCGGTCTTTTTTATCCTAACTCAATATAGGCATCATCTATGATCACTGCATCTATCACGCTTGAACAAGCCAAATCGCACCTGCGTGTCACACATGAGATAGATGATACGTATATTGCGGGGCTTATTCCTACATCATTTCGACTCATCGCTGATGAGCTGGACCGTGAGCTGACAGAGGATATCTGCTTAACACCGTCTGGCCAATTATCTGAATCATTAAAACACGCGGCGCTGCTGGTCATCGGTGACTTGTACCAAAACCGTGAAGCGCAGCAAACTGAGCAGCTACATATGAACCACGCGCTCGATAGACTGCTGAATAAATATCGCAAGATGGGAGTATGACATGGCAAAGATCAGTCGAGGTCAGCTCAGAACACCGATCGGTATCACACGAAAAACCACTACACGCACCAGCACTGGCGCTGTCAAATCCACTGAGAGCGTGATGGCTCAAGCTTGGTGCGAGCTACTACCAGTCAGCACGCGTGATTTTGTGCAGTCGCAAGCCGCTGGAACGTCCATAGATGCGAAAATCCATGTCGATATAGCAACTGACATCAAAACAAGTGATGGCATCAAACTGTTAGACGGTAGCGATTATGTCTATGAGGTGCTAGGGATAATGCCAGTACCGCAAGATAATAAAAAGATAGTCGTTTGTCGGACAAAAACCAATAATTAATTAATTCTTATTTGTTTCTATACCGTTTTACTAGATTAATGTTGTTACTCATAATATACTAAACTATTAGTCTATTATTACGGGGTGTATTTTGAAAAAGCTTTTTAAATGGATAGTTATTGTTATCGTGGCGCTCTTTGTCATTGGCCTTATCTTTGGTACGGATGATGCTGAGACAACGGCTCAAAACGCAGTGTCAGATAACTCTGTAGGCGAGTCAATGGTTGCTGAAGCTCCAACTGAAACAGCAATTCCAGTCACTGCTCAACAATTATTTGACGCATACGACAACAATGAAATTGCTGCAGACCAGCAATATAAAGACAAGTTGCTGCAAATCGAAGGCACTGTCGCTAGTATCGATAGTGACTTTACGGATGATGCTCAAGTCCAGTTGGCAACTAGCAATGAATTTATGAGCGCCATGGCGTCTGGTGACGACGAATTTAATAGTGCGGCTGCTACCTTAAGTAAAGGCCAAGCGGTCACATTGTTATGTCGCGGCGGCGGCGAAGTAATCGGATCACCGATGCTGAATGATTGTGTTATTCAATAGATTTTACCTGTTAGTTCATCTAAATCTAAAAGCCCTATCAGCAATGATGGGGTTTTTTGCTATCTAAGGGACACAAAATGGCAAATCGTGGAAGTAGTGAGGTGCTGGGTCTGCGTGAGCTGGATGCCAAGCTGGAGGGCTTATCCAACGAACTCGCAGGCAAAGCGCTATTTAGTGCGTTAAACGTGGCTCTCACTCCAGTGGTCAAAGAAGCTCAAAAGCTCGCACCAGTCGCCGCTGCCCCATACAAGCTGGGTAGACAAACAGCACAACCCGGTCTTATCGCAGATGCTATCCGCAAAAAACGCCTACCCAAAAGCGAACACGTAGGTGAGTTCGCTCAAGGCGCGGTAATGGGCGTGTATGTCGGCAAAGGCCGCAAGCAAAAGCTACATCCGTTTCAATGGCATTTTTTTGAAAACGGTACCAGCAAGCAGCCAGCAACACCATTTATGCGACCTGCGTTTGACAACAACATCGATGTGATGATTGAGCGTTTTAGTAAAAAGTTATCCGAAAACATCGACAAATATACGGGGACATCATGATAGTCGGCGAAACACTATACACACTGCTTGGGCCACTGGTCGGCAACCGTATCTATCCGATGATCGTACCCGAAACTGAGCAAAACGCCCCACCCTACATCGTGTGGCAAGTCATTAGCTCTCAATCGCAAAATACGCTAGAAGGCCCAACTGGTCACGAGTGGCTACGCGTACAGATAGACGTATACGACTCTGATTACGACAACTGTGTGCAACTGTCACATGATGCGGTCAAAGCACTAAATGACGGACTGCAGTTAAAAATATATGACGGCACAAAACAGATGTATGAATCAGACAGCAAACTATTTCGCCAATCCATCGATATCGAGTTTTGGCAAACTACCCCAACCACGCCCTAGGAGCAAGACATGTCAGTAGAAAACTTGGTGGACAATTATTACCAATTGCACGCATCTGAAGACGCTACCACTTTTGACAAAATCAATCACTTAACCGAAGCAGGCTTTCCTTCACAAGAAAAAATGCTAGATGATGTCACCCCGACAGATGCCCGAACCACGATTAATGCAGTGGTAGACTTCCGTGAAAACTCAACGATTGAGTTTACTTATGTCTACGACCCTGACGACACCCAACATGAGCTGCTGCAAACCTCATTTGACACCAATACCGAGCTTGACTGGCGTTTTGTGTTCGTTAATGCACCAAAGCTAAGTCGCGGATTTAAAGGTTTTTTGAGCAATTTAACACCAGCGACAGACGACCCGCGCCAAAAGACCCGTATGAACGGCACGCTAACTATTACTAGCGTACCTGAGCCATTTACTACGCCATAGTCAGAGCATTATAGACAGTCAATCGCCTTACTTTAATCAGTAGGGCTTTTTTACACCTAAAATTTAATAATGAGAGATAACACCATGAGCTTAAAAGATCAGATCGCTGCGTTTGGCGCAAAATTCAATATTAAAAAACTTGACGATGTCGGAATGGATGACTTCTATATCCGTGAGATGAGCGCTGGAGACCGTGAAACGTTTGAAGATTCGATCACTGACAACAGTATCGGCAACAAAGTTCGTGCTTTTGTGTTTGTGAAGTCGGTATGTGATAAAGACGGCAACTTGCTTTTTGTAGATAAAGATATTGACGAAGTCGCTACCTACAAATACTCACTGTTAGAAAAAGTATTCAACGCGTCTAATCAGCTAAATGGCATCACGCTTGGCGCAGTCAACGACAACGCTGACGTAAAAAACTCCTAAGCCGACCTAGACGGCAGTTTTTATTCAAGCTCGCTGGGCATCTAGGCATGAGTGTCGCCCAGATTGAGCGCTTTAGTGCAAAAGAGCTTGCCGAATGGCGCGCTTATGATCACCTCGACCCTATTGGCGGCTATCGGCAAGACATTCAAACCGCATTTATGGCCTACCTCGCCTATGGCGATAAAGCCAAGCATAGCATCGAGGACTTTTTGGTCATCAATCCCAATCCTATGAGTCGCGAACAACAAGCCCAAGCTGACATCGAACAGCAAAAACTAAAACTTGAGCGCCAAACAGCTAAGCTGGTAAACGACTTGAAGCGTGCAAACATCAAAGGAGCGTAGCATGGCAAGCGTACTATCACGGTTATCTATCCTCTTGCACGCTGATACCGCTCAGTTTCGCCGCGATCTTCGAGATACGCAAAGTCGGTTGGGACGATTTGGCACCAGCGCCAAGCAAGCTATGAAAGCCGCTGGTATCGGCATCGCAGCGGGCGCAAGTGTCGCAGCTGCTGCTATCGGTAGCATCGCAAAAGAACAAATAAATGCAGCACAAGAGTTTGAGCGATTTGCTCAAGTATCCAACACCAATGCCGTGGTATTTCAGCGAAACGCAGCTGCTGCTGCGGAAATGGGTATCGAAGCTGACAAGCTCGCTGGTATCTACCAAGACATGAACGACCGCATCGGCGACTTTGTGCAGACAGGCGGCGGCCCAATGGCTGACTTCTTTGAAAACATCGGTCCCAAAGTTGGCGTCACGGCTAAAAACTTCAAAGATTTGAGTGGTCCTGATGCGCTGCAATTATTCTACAGCTCATTGGAAAAAGCCAATTTGTCACAAGCTGACATGACTTTTTATATGGAGTCGATGTCTGGCGACTTAACTGCACTGCAACCGCTACTACAAAATGGCGGCGAAGGCTTTAAGGAGCTTGGTGACCAAGCACAAAACGCTGGCGCCATCATGAGTCAAAGCACTATCGACTCAACGCAAAAACTAAACGACCAGCTGGGGCAATTACAGACTGACTTTAAAGGAGTCAAAGTACAGATATACGAGGCAGTACTACCAGCCTTGATGCAAGCAGCTGAATGGTTTTCTGCTAATAAAGATGAGATAAAATCATTTATCGACGGCACTGTATCTGTAGTAAAAACGATGACCCCTATCGTTGTCGGTGCGTTTAAGGCGGTATATAAGACCGCTGAATTTATGGGTAAGAGTGTCGCACAACTGGTCATTACTTTTACAGACACCAAAAACGCGATTATTGAAAAAGTTAATAATATAAAAGACGGCTTTATCAATGCAAAAAACGCAATTGTAAATACTGCAACCGACATTAAAAATGCTTTTGTTAATTTGCCTGCAACCATGGCACAGTTGGGCCGTGACATCATCAACGGCTTAATTACCGGCATTAAAGCCCGCGCGACTGCTGCTGTTGACACTATCAAAAACACCGCCAGTAGTATGTACCAAGGCGTTAAGAACTTCTTTGTTATCAGGTCGCCGTCACGATTGATGCGTGCGCTAGGTGTCCATACCATCGACGGCTTAATTCTTGGTGTTAAAGACAAAAAAAGCGATGCCCACAAAGCCGCCGTCAGCGTAGCACAGTCGCTACTAGACGGCATAAAGAGCACGCGCAAAGAGATAGCACTGTTTGGTAAAGATAGCGCAGTTGCTGCGTTTGATTATGATGTGCTCATCGGCAAGTATGACAACGTAGCACCTGCCCTACGTGAAAAGTATCGCGCTGACTTGCTCAAGCTTGAAAACATGAAACGTGAAGAGCGAAATCGCGCCAAAATCACAGCAAGCATCAAAGACCGCGCTGCTAAATATCAAACCGACCAGGCTAGTGCCGCTAGTGACTTCGACGGACTGGATATCAACGGCCCACAAACCGAAGCTGAAAAACTACGCCAAGCGTATCAAAACAAAATGGCGATCATTGATCGCTTTGAGCAGATGCATACTGATAAGGCAGCACAAGCCGAGTCTGCACGTACTAAATTACGCGAACAGCACAACCAAAACATGGCTTCGCTTGATCAAGCAAGACTTGGCAGCACCCTTGCATCAACAACCAGCATGTTTAAGGACTTGCTAGGCGAGTCAAATAGCGGCTACAAAGCAATATTTGCAGTGCAACAGGCCTATGATTTTGCGCAAGCTGAATCAGCAAGTTTTGCGTCTATTGCAAAAGCATGGTCTTCAGCACCGTTCCCAGCCAATTTACCTGCTGTTGCAAAGACTACGCTGCAAACAGGCATTATCCCTGCTGCTATTAGAGCTATCAAACCTGATGGATTTGCCAAAGGCGGATACACAGGCAACTACCCCACTGACATGGCTATTGGTCCTGTGCATGGCAAAGAGTTTGTCACTCATGCTGAGGCGACCCGCAAGTATCGGCCAGAGCTTGAGTCCATGAATGATGGTACTTATGAGAAACCTACCCAAACATCTGACAATATTAATGTAAACGTCACAGTGACTGGCGATGGTCGGTCGTCAGTTGAATCTAATCAGCAAAGAGGCCGTGAGTTTGGTAATGTAATATCTGCTGCTATACAACAGCAAATAGCCAAAGAAAAGCGCCAAGGCGGATTGCTATATGGACGTTAACAACAAAAGTCGATATGATAATAATTTGCTCACTTAGAGGTTATTATGAAACGAGTAATGTTTGCTGTATTTGCTGTGGCCGCACTGAGCGCATGCTCCACCAAACAAACAACCTCATCAGTTGCGGTTGCGCCTATGCTGTATAACACTGCAACCGCTGATTCTGCCACCCTCGTTATTACACGTGATAGCGGCTTTCTTGGATCAGCGTGCAACACGTATATCTTTGTTGATGGTAAACAGGCCGCGAGCTTAAGACCGTCTGAATCAGCGACACTCCATGTGCCAAGCGGTAGACATATCTTGTCGTTTGATACCTCACGTGGATTGTGTCCATCTGCTACTGACGCCGTTGATGTCACGCTCGATAAAGGTGATATTAAGAACTATCGCATACGTGGCGATATGAATGGCAACTTCCAGCTACTACCAACACTCTAAACTATTTCAAACTAACCATAAGCCCACTATCCAGTGGGCTTTTTAGTGGGTGATCATAATGGCAATAAAGACATTTCCTTGGCAAATGGACATGGGCGCAACGCCCACCACACAACATAGGGTCAATAAAACCCAGTTTGGTGATGGTTACGCACAGCTCTCATCGTTTGGAATCAATAACAAAATCAGGAATTGGTCAGGCACCAAAACTGGCCAAATTGACAACGTTATTAAGCCCATTATGAATTTTATCGATGAGCATGCTGGTGTGACCCCTTTTCTATGGACAGACCCCTTTGGCGAAACCAAGCAATACACCTGTAGCAGCTACTCAACGCCGCAGCGCAAAGGCGATTACTGGCAAATATCACTTAATTTTGAACAATTTATGAGCGTTTAGGAGATAGTATGACTATTCAAGTTCCAAATCCTGGCACAGGTAACGGTGCAACAGGTGATAACGAGTTTGTGCTATGGAGTAAGGTTAAAACTAACTTCGAAGATCAAAACAATGCAGCGAGTCGGTTAGTTGGCAAAGACACTAAAAATATTATGGAAGTAGGTGCATTTGGCATTGGTGCAATAACTGGTGACACCTTAGTTGACACTGCCAACACGCATAAAAATGGATTTTATGCAGGTGCAGGTGCTAGCTCCGTAGGATACCCAGTCAACAGCTACGGGCCTTACAACTCGCTCGTAGTAATTAATAGAGCGACCATTAAAAACATCATGAGCTTTGGGCGAAATGGCGCAGAAATTATCGCGATTAATAGCAGTGACGGCTCTCTTTATGGGTATGTAAAAATATACGGAACAAATAACACTACAGTTGACAGCAATGGGTTTATAAAAGCAGCAAGCCCTATTGTTAAAGTCTATGCTGACAAAGTTGCCTTGAATGACGATGCAGCAAGTCAGAATATTACGTTCGTTAAAAATGGGATTGGTGATTATACAATAACAACTGTTAGTGGTTTATCAACTGATGGCTGGTACATTGAGTTACCCAAAGATTTAAATGGCAACCCAAAAATCGCCGTCACTATCATAGAGACTGAAGGTATTATCACCCTTAAGTCGTATAAACGCATTTTTAGTATGGCAACATTCACATTTGAGCCTGATTTAGACGAACCACTAGATGTGCCTGATGGCCGTTGGATTGATTTGCGACTAAATAAAATTCCAATAACTGACTCCGTACCACTTTATGAGCCGATAGTGCCCGATAGCGAGGTTTAATTATGCTCGAATCAGACCTGCAAAAGCTTTCAGTCACAGGGCTTGTAACACTTTATGAGCTTGATGCTACAAAACTTGGTGCAGGCATCATGCGGTGGCATGGCCATGTAAGCTTTGAAGACTGGCAGTATCTCTTTAAATTTGCTAGTAAGACTGAATTTGCAAGCAGTGCATATAAAGTAACAAACACAGGTGCAGAAGATATAATTCGGCGCGATATTATTTGGCAAGGTAATATCTACAGCCCCATGCCAATACAATCTGATGGTTTAGAAATGCGCGGCGATGGTCGTGCATCAACACCAAGCCTTGTACTAGCTAACAATATTAACGGTGTGCAAGGTGCTATTAGTGCCATGTGCTTACAATTCGATGACTTTGCAGGGGCAAAGCTGACCGTCATCAATACGCTTGCTAAATATTTGGATGCTGTGAACTTTGGCGATGGCAATCCACAAGCTGCTAACGAGTACCGCAAACAGCTTTGGTATGTCGAGCAAAAGACCAGCGAGAACGCCAGCGCAGTAACTTTTGAGCTATCAAACCCTATCGATTTTGAAGGTGCACGCATCCCTACTCGTGAGATCACATCATATTGCCATTGGGCAGTACATGGGCGCTATCGTGGTGAGGAATGCGGCTATACAGGTACAGCTATGTTTACTGAAGATGGCACGCCTACTGATGATCCATCAAAAGATAAATGCGGTGGCAGACTAAGCGATTGTCGTCTGCGCTTCGGCGGTAATAATCCGCTACCATTTGGCGGTTTTCCAAGCTCATCACTCATATCAGGATAACCCATGCTAACCAATTCTATAAAAGCTGCGATTATCGCTCATGCTAATGCCCAATATCCGCGTGAGTCATGCGGTGTCATTATTGGCAAAGAGTACATCCCCTGCACCAACATAGCTGCTGATAATGCTCAGTTTGAGATATGCCCGATGGACCTGATTGGCGCATCCAAAGAAGGTAAGATTAAAGCTTATGTTCATAGTCATCCTGATGGCAGCACAAACCCAAGTATGCCAGACCGCGTACAGATGAATTTGCATGGTAAGCCTTGGATTATCACCAATGGCATCGACGTTGAGCTGCATAAGCCTGACGGCTATCAAGCCCCGTTATTAGGCCGCGAGTATCATCATGGCCTAATGGACTGTTACACGCTCGTTAAAGACTATTATCAGCGTGAACTGGGCATTACGCTTGGCGATTACCAACGTGATGACGTTTGGTGGGAGTCCGTAGACAGTAAACCGTTGTATCTTGATAATTTTAGAGCTGAGGGTTTTGTTGAGGTCAATACCATCCAAAAACATGACTTGATACTTTGTCGCCTAGGTCGCACTGTCCATGTGAACCACGCGCTAGTCTTTATCGGTGACGGCTCACTCAAATCTGAGCGCACAGACGATGTTATCGGCGATAGCTTAGTGTTACATCACCCCTATAATCGTGAGTCTCTACGCGAAATATACGGTGAGCAATGGCAACGCCGCGCAACAATTATCATCAGGCATAAATCACTAATTAAATAACACAAGTCGCTTAAATTAGCGGCTTTTTTATAGGCGCAATTTATGAAAACCATCCACCTGCACGGCGTACTTGCTGACAAATTTGGCGAGTTTTTTAAGCTTGATGTCATGTCAGCAGCAGAAGCGACACACGCGATTGCTTGCCAATTACCTGAATTTAAAATGTTTATGTTAAAAGCTGAGCAAGACGGTATGCGCTTTGCTGTGTTTCTAGATGAGCAGACTGAGCAAGGTAATGTGGGCGAAAAAGAACTAAACAATGCTACGTCTGCAAGCGTCATCCATATTGTGCCAAAGATTATGGGTGCTGGCGGCGATGCGTTTGGTTGGTTGCAAGTAGTAGCTGGTGCAATCTTAGTAGGCGTCGGCGTTTTTGTACCTGGTATGCAGTGGGCCATTGGTGCAGGTGTTGGCTTAATGGTTGGCGGCGCTGCTTCACTACTCATGCCTACGCCTAAGCTTGGCGAGCAAGACGAAGATGGCAATAGGGCAAACTACGGCTTTGGCGGCGCAGTCACAACCGTAGCGCAGGGCAATGTAGTGGGCTTGCCATACGGTGAGCGTACAGTTGGCGGGGCAATCGGTAGTGCAGGTATCTACACAGAGGACAATCAATAATGACTATAAAGTGGCGAAATGATGGCTCAGGACTAGGCGATGGTGTTAACGGGCTTATGGTTCATGATTGCGTTTATCGAGAGCCGGTTAAAGGCGCAAAAGCAGGTTCAAGCGAGCAGCGTAAGCCATCTATCGCTAAAGACTCGGCGGCAAGCACCAGTACCGCTAAAATACTGTACATTCTAGGCGAAGGTGAGATTGCAGGTCTAGTCAATGGCGGTAAATCAATCTATCTCGATGGTACGCCGCTGCTCGATGACGCAGGTAATTCAAACTTTGATGGTGTGACTTGGGATTTTCGCACGGGAACTAATGAGCAGGAATACATCAAGGGATTCCCTGATGTGTCTAACGAGACGCCTATTAACATTGAATTGCGTAGTGATAACCCATGGATCAAAGCGTTTACAGATACTCAGTTATCAGCCGTTCGCATCCGTTTTAAGTGGAATCGCCTGAGCAAAACTGATCCCGAAACTGGCGACGTTAAGGGATATAAAATCCAGTACGCGATTGACTTGCAGACCAATGGCGGTGCTTACGTTGAGGTGCTTAATACTAAGATTGAAGATAAGACTAGCGCAGGTTACGAGCGCACACACCGTATTGATTTACCTAAATCTACAACAGGTTGGCAGATACGTGTGCGTCGCTTAACAGCTAATGATTCAAGCGAATATGTGCAAGATGATATGTTTATCGATGCCGTTGCTGAGGTTATTGATGTAAAGCTGCGGTACCCAAACACTGCTCTACTCGGCTTGCAGTATAACGCTGAGACATTTAGCGGTATTGCAAAGATGGCAGCTCGCATACGCGGAGTGATCATACGAGTACCAAGCAACTATGATCCAGTTACTCGTACTTATACTGGCATCTGGGATGGTACGTTTAAAGATGCTTATAGCAATAATCCTGCATGGGTGTACTTTGATTTGTGCACTCAGTGGCGTTACGGTCTAGGTGAGCGTTTAGATTTAACGATGATTGATAAGTGGTCACTATATGCGCTTGGTCAATATTGCGATCAAATGGTTAGTGATGGTCAGGGCGGTTTAGAACCACGGTTTACGTGTAATGTCTATCTACAAAAACAAGCCGATGCCTATCAAGTGCTGTCCAACATTGCTGGTATATTCCGTGCCATGTCCTACTGGAACGGTGAGCGCATCGTACTTGATGCAGACGTACCACAGGACCCAGTTTATACATTCTCCCGCGCTAATGTAATCGATGGTAATTTTGAATATACCGGCACAAGAGCACGTGATCGGCACACACTAGCGAAAGTCGCTTGGGATAATCCGCTAAATGGGTTTGAGACCGAGTACGAGTACATTCGCGACGAAAAAGCAATGGCCAAATTCGGCGTTAAAGTGCTCGATTTGGCTGCATTTGGCTGCACCAGTCAGGCACAAGCTCAACGTGCAGGACTTTGGGCACTTAAAACTGAGCAGTTAGAGACACGCCAAGTATCGTTTGGTGTTGGATTAGATGGCTTTATACCGCAAGTCGGTAATATCATCAATGTGTCAGATGAGTTGTTTGCAGGACGTGCCAACGGCGGCCGTGTGTCAGCTGTCAGTGACGCTCAGTACGTTGTAACCGTTGATCGTGATATTGTGGCCAATTCTGGTGACATACTTATTGTTAATGGCGGCGGCGGGCAGACAGAACGACGCACGATTAAATCAGTTGCTGGTCGTAAGATAACGCTTAATGCAGCATTTACAGCAGCAGAAGCCGAGAACGTATGGGCAATTGAAACGACCGATTTAAAGCTGATGCGCTTTCGTGTCATGAACAGCAAGCAGAATGATGATGCAACTTTTAGTATCACTGCAATCCAACATGAGCCACAAAAGTATGGTGCGATTGATTATGGTACAGACGTTCAGCCAACCAATATCACTATCGTCAATCCTGATGTGGTTGATGCGCCAACCAGTGTAACAATCACCAGTCGTCACCGTGTCGTACAAGGCCAAACAGTCACAACGCTGGTCATTGGCTGGTCGCAAGTCAAAGATGCGGTCGCTTATGATGTGGAATGGCGCAAAGACGATGGGTCATGGATTAAAGTACCACGCACTGGCAACGTGTCAGTAGAAATTGAAGGCGTATATAGCGGTAATTACATTGCTCGTGTGCGTTCGGTATCAGCGTTTGATGTGCAATCACAGCCTACAACGTCGATATTAACAGCTATCGTCGGTAAAATTGGCTTGCCACCAACCATAGTAGGACTAACAGCGACAGGCATTTTGTTTGGTATGTCGCTCAAATGGGGCTTTGGTACAGGCTCAGGCGATGCCGCTTATACCGAGATTGAAACTGGCAGCGCACCCAATACTAACGTCAAATTATTAGGTCAGTACAGCTACCCAACAAACACGCATACGGTCACAGGTTTGCAAGGCAACTTGTCACAGTCTTATCGTGCGCGTTTGGTTGATAAGCTAGGCTTTAAGTCTGCATGGTCAGCATGGGTGACGGGTACAACTGATGCAAGTGCCGATAAAGTCATGGACTTGATACAAGGTCAGATTGACGAGTCCTCACTCAACGCAAGTCTTACGAGTAAAATCGGTAAAATTAGCGAGAATGAGGACGCAATTAGTCAAGAGTCAGCAGACCGCATTCAAGCCATTATCGACACTAAGAAAAAAGCAGATGATGCACAACTGGCAGCCACCAATGCAGCTCAGTTAGCAGGTAACAAAGGGGAAGTTATTTACCAATGGCAAACACCATCCGCAGCTAGGCAGCAGCCACAAAATCTATGGATCGATACGACAGGAGGCAAAAACACTCCTAAACGTTGGGATGGTAGTGCATGGGTTGCAGTCACTGATAAAGCAGCTATTGATGCTCAACAAGCAGCAAATGCCGCCCAACAAACCGCTAACGATGCGCTGGGCAAAGCCAACACTGCCAACAATAGTATCATCACGATACTAGACGAACAGGTCGAGATTAATAACGAGCTTGGCTTACAGTATGAGTCGCTACAAGGGGTTATCGCAGATTATAAGCCGCAGTACGCAGACAAAACGCAATATGCCAATGCTAGTCGTTCAGTACAATGGACGTACTGGAAAACCGTTGCTCGTGATAATTATGCCGCTAATGAGCGCATTACTAATTTGCAATCAGAGGTTGCAATTAGCAATGCTCAGTTAGTCCAGCGTCTTGAAACAGAAGCAACAGCAACCAGTGCATTAGCTCGTGAAGTCACTACACTTGAAGCCACAGTCGGTGAAAATACCTCATCATTACAAGAGACAAAGCAAGTTGTTGATGGCATTGAGGGTGAGTACACCCTAAAGCTAGATGTTGGGGGCCGCATTAGCGGGTTTGGCCTTATGTCGTCCGCCACTCAATCTGATTTTTCTATAAATGCTGATAAGTTTTGGATTGCACCGGCCATCGGGTCTAGCAAAGGCAAGTCGCCATTTATGGTGTTGACGTCTCCACAAACTATCAATGGCACTGTGGTACCGGCTGGCACTTATATGCAAGCCTCATTCATACATAAAGCTGCTATTGATATTGCCCAAATAAATACAGCTTCTATCACTTCACTTTCAGCACTATCGGCAACTATTGGACACTTTAAATCAGCAACCACTGGCGCTCGATTAGAGATAAAAGATAGTTTACTTAGCGTTTATGATAGTAACAACAAGTTGAGAGTACGACTGGGGCTGTGGTAAAACCGGCCTTATATTTATAAGGAGGACTTGTCATGCCTCAAGGATTACAAGTTTTCGATGAAAATGGTGTTGCTGTACTGGACACCAACAATCGAACGCTTAAAACTCTTGGTTTGATATCAGTACAAACTAACTATGAAAACACGAAAACGATAATCACTGGAGGCATTGAGCCTTCCGATAAATTTTGGTATATGCTATTAGACCAAGTGTCACCTGAATGCGATGTAACTTGCACACTAACCTTTAAAACCAATAATGTTGGTGTGCTGCAAGCCAACGTGAAATTAACTGCTGATACACCAACGGTTCAGTATGGCGGTAAGATATATATAGCAATGTATGGAGTGTATTAAATGGGTCAGGGACTAGAAGTTTATACCGACAACGATGTTATACAGGTAGGAAAAGAGCTGGATGTTTCTTATATAGCAGATTTTAAAAGCGTATCTGAGGTTCAAGGATCTTCCACACCCAATCCATCCTATTGGAAAGGTCTAGGTAAAATGCTACAGACAGACGGTGCAGATATGTATGCCATAAAATCAAAATGGTATGACGATATTCCAGAGTTAAGGAATTATAGTAGTAACAGCAGATGGTGCAGAATGCTATGGCGCTCAGCGCCTTACGAAAATATACCATCCGTAAATTTTGGTTTTGAAATGTATGACGCTGCCGGGAATATAGAATTTAACAGCTCGGTTAGACCATTAAGGATACTTGACTCATTTTCAGGTTATTGGGATATATACGGATCTAGTGGCACTAATTTGAGTTTGATAGACAAAAGCTATGATGTGCCTATTATGGTTCTTTTCGATATCGTCCCTAGATTAAGAGCGATACCAAGAATCATTGCTAGCAGCGCTGGTAGATTTAAGGTAACAGCAACTAAAACAAATGATAGCTATGGGAACGGGCAGTATGCACCTAGCAGCGAAATTTATAACGGTTGGCGCTATAGCTTTGTAGTTATCGACGCATCAGGATATTAAGTTAACGTTCAAGAAAGTTCAACCAACACCGCCAATTAGGCGGTTTTTTACGACTAAAATTTGAGGAAAAATGATGCTTAAAATTAAGATTGGGCGGCTATGGTGGGCTTGCATAGCTGCTTTAGCCGCATCATACCCATTTAGCGTTTGGGCTTCTAGTCAGATTATAGAGTCAAGAGTATTGCCAGCACCTTTTTTATTAAGCTGGACTGGCGTTTGGGTGTTTGCAATCGCTGGAGGCTTATGCGCAGCTTTCGTCAAAATACCTGAGATTGACATTCGTTTTTATTACCCAAGTCTTGCAAAAGCATTAATTGGGGTATTTAGCGGCGTTGCTTTAAGTTTGTTCATTGATGTCTTTACTGACACTCAATCGGGCGCGTTACCAATATTTGCACTACTTGCAGGACTATTTAGTGCACCACTTGTTGCCGGCACACAGGTCTGGATTAGTAACCAAAAACGCATAAACAAGACACTCAATCAAATGGCACATAAACGCACCGGCTTAGACACGTCGTTAGATGACGACTTTCAAGTCGATACAGATTACAAAAGGAGCAATAGCAATGATAGCGCCAATTTATCTTGATCTAACAATGGCAGCTTGCGCTGTAATCCTAGGCTTATTTGTAATGCTGACACGTATGCGCGTGGTTGATAATGGAGTTTATACGCCGATACTTGAGTTGGCGGTAGTATGCGCCGGCGCACTCAGTTGGGCGATATATGGATTTTTGGCTTTATCGGCCATTACTTCTTATCCTCCATTGCACACCCTTGGATACCAAGGTCATTGGGGATATACGTTAGCTCGTGCACTAGGTTTTGCAATGTGGGTGCTAGCCTTACTACTAATTACTCGATACAGCGCATATATGCAAGTGCGTAAAATCTCAAGTAAGTGTAAGTAATCTAGCATTAAATAGACAATTTTCTGGAGCAAACACTATGAGAATCAGCAAGCAATTAATCATCAATGTGGCCACACAGCTAACGAATGTCGCTATCAAGAATAGTGAGATTGTTCAGCCTTATGTCAAACCAAGTCACTATCGTCGCGGATTAATCGCACTCAATGCCCTGCACTACGCACTGCGTGTTGCAGATAAAAACAAATAACAATCAACATTAAATCCGGCCCCAGTTTCGGGGCTTTTTTAATGTCTAAGATAAGGCAAATAACATGACTAAAGTAGTAATTACAGCAGGTCATAGCAATACTGACCCAGGCGCAGTAAATGGCAATATCACTGAAGCCGAAATTACAACTGATATGCGCAATATTGTTGCGTACTGTCTCAAAGATTTAGGTATTGAAGTTGTCACAGATGGCCGTGGTAGTGATAACCAGACCCTACGCCAAGCGATTAATCTGATCAAACACGGCGACATTGCTATTGAGTTTCATTGCAACGCATTCAATTTACCAACTGCTGGTGGTGTCGAAGCTTTGGCACAGCCAAAAGACAGAGTTATCTGCCAGAAATTATGCGAAGCTATCAGTGATGTAATGGGGATTCCCGTTCGTGGCTCTGCTGGGGGCTTTAAACCAGAAAATAGCGGGCAACATTCACGACTTGGCTATGTACGTGAAGGCGGTATAATCCTAGAACTGTTTTTTATCTCTAATCCGTCTGAGCTTGCAACGTACCAAGCTAAAAAATGGCCACTCGCTCGAGAGATTGCAGATGTTATTGCTGAGCATGTCGGCGTTAAATGTAAGCCGTGAACGATGTCGCAGTTTTTGACGCAGTTTGTATGAAGTCAGTTTAAATCAATCAAAACAAATTTATACAAGCATATGATTTAATTGTATTTATTTTTAACTGCTTTATATTAAACTACATCAAAAAGAGTTCGAGTCTCTCCAGCCCCACCATTTTCGGATAGTACATCTTAGACCAAATATCAAAACCTGCTTTTAGCAGGTTTTTTTGTGTCTGGAATTTGGTATTAGAACTATAAAATATCTCATCAAGAGCATTAATCTTCTTTTCTAAATCCTTTAACACTTCCTCCGTACTCTAATAGCTCCTCTCTACCTGCTTTGCCAATGCTTGCATATACCTGCCATAGGCATAATTAATTAATAGAAAGATT